CTGCGTTTTGGAAAGCGGTGGCTCAACCCTTGGTTATGACGACGTTGTTTTAGAGAATTGCGCCAAGATCGCCAAGAAATGGGGCGTCAACTATGTAATTGCTGAGGCAAACATGGGTGATGGCATGTTTACGGCCCTGCTCAAGCCGCACATGCTTCGCCATCATCCTGTCACGATTGAAGAGGTAAAGCACAGCATCAGAAAAGAGACACGCTTGTGCGACACCCTTGGCCCGATCATTCAGCAGCACAGGCTTTGCATGTTGGCCAAGGTGATCAAGGCTGATTACCGCCTGTTGGATGAAGACCCAGAGCACGGCTATTCCAGGTCAATCGCGCATCAAATGTCGCGGCTGACCGATGAGAAAGGCTGCCTGTCACACGATGACCGGGCTGATGCCCTGGCTATTGCGCTTGCCTATTTCGTAGAGGCCGCTGCCCAGGACCAAATGCGAACACAGCTCGAACGCAACGCCCAGATACAGCGGGAAGACATGGAGGTTTGGATGAGTGAGCAGGTCGGAGCGATCGATGCTCTTGCCATGGGGTGGCGCCCCCAGGTGAACCAGTCAGGCGCCTATGGCGGAGTTAAACGGCTTTCGGTGTGATCGGCACCACCTTGTCGCTCATCTCTGAGAAGTCCAACTTGCCTGCCAACTTCTTGAGAGTTGAACCTTCAGCAGCAACAGCAGTCACGTTGCTGTTCTTCAGCAATGCCATTGCTTCTTGTCGTGCTTTGCGATCACCGTTGTGGAGATCTTCCAGCACTTGATCAATTACGAGGTCGTGCATCTCGCTGAGCTTGCTTAGCTGATCAGACATAGCTGCTGTGTTTCTGACTGAAGCTTAGATACCATGGCTTTAACTACGCCCCCGCAGAGTGGTCTATCTCCCAGCAATAGATGAGAGGCTTGTGGCTGCGCTTGCTGTCGAGTTCCCTGACCGCTCTCCTGACCTTGAATGGAGTGATCGCGAGATCATGTTCCGAGCTGGTCAGGTATCAGTCGTGAAATGGCTGGCGCAGAAACTAGAAGACCAGACAGCTAACGCTGTGATCATCGAACCGAGGATGGGCTGATGTGTGGTGGAGGGGGCCGAAGGGCAGTAATCGAAAAGCCCGACTACAACGCTTACAACCAGCAGTTTGAGCTGCAGAAATCCGCCATCGATCAGTCGATGAATAGCGGTATTCGTGAACTACAAGCTGAATATCAAGACCAATTACGTCAAAACACTGCATCCCTTGAAGCAATTCAGCAGGAGCGTCTTTTTGACGCTCAGGATGCAGAAAGAGTGGCGGCTGATGCCGCAAGACTTGCGACCTTGATTGGCACTCCCCCGCCAGAAAAGGTCGCTCAATCACCAAAAATTGGCACAAAATCACGCGGTCTTGCCACTGCCGATGGCAAAAAATCACTGCGCATTGGCACCAGTGCTAACAGCACAGCCAAAGGCACTGGCCTCAACATCACTTAAGGAGTTTCATCATGTGCGGTGGCGGCGGATCAAGGGAGCCTGAAGTTCGTTATGTCGGTCCTTCTGAGGACGACATGCGACGGCAAGAGGAAGCTCTTGCCAGGTATCAAGAGCAGAGCGAAGCGCAAGCTGCAAATTTCACTGCTCAGCTTCAAACTCAGATGGATCAAGCGCAATTGCAGCAACAGCAGTTTGCGCAGCAATACGCCTCAAGAACTTCCGCAGCTGAAGAAGCAAGCCAAGCCGCTGCAGCGTCGTCTTACAAGACTTCAGCGCAGATGAGTGAAGCGCCGTCTACGGCTCAAACAACAACAGCGGCAACCAAGAAAAAGCCCAAGAACACTGGCTTACGGATCAGCACTGCTGCTGGCACTTCTAGTGCGGCCGGGTCAGGCCCCAACCTCGCAATCTGATGAAATCAACCGCAGCGCAACGCTATGACGATCTGGCTCAAGACAGGGACTATTACCTGTCCAGAGGTCGAGCTTGCGCTCGGCTGACGATTCCGTATCTGATTCCAACCAGTTCAGAGCCGGTTGCTGATACCAAAGAGACCTTCCCGGTCCCATGGAATGGCATTGGGGCTCGTGGGGTGTTGAACCTCGCCAGCCGAATGCTTCTGGCTTTACTGCCGCCAACCCAGCAGTTCTTTCGCTTCTCGTTGGATGAAGCGGAGCTAACTGCGCAGGGTGTCAGCCCAGAGCAGAAGACTGACTTCGAGCAGGCATTGAGCCAGATCGAACGCCAGGTACTGCGAGAGATCGAGGCATCAAACGACAGGGTTGTCTTTCATGAGGCCCTGCTGCATCTCATCGTTGGTGGCAATGCCCTGCTGCATATTTCGCCAGAAGGGCTGCGTTGCTTTCACCTAAACCGCTATGTCTGCCAGCGGGATCCAATGGGCAATCCATTGGAGGTGGTGATCTGCGAGCAGCTGGCCATCGAAACATTGCCTGAGAAGATTCAGGAAATGGTTCGTGCGAAAGACGACGACGATGACGTCACGTCAGGGATGATCGAGGACATCGTGAACCCAATCCCGCGTCGGGATAACGGTGACACAGTTCGCATTTACACCCGGATTAACTGGGAACGGAATGGCCAGGGCAAGAAGGGCACGGTCAGATGGCATCAAGAGGTAAATAACAAAGTCATCCCCGGCACTGAGTTCAGCAGACCAGAAGATGTAAGCCCATGGTTGCCTCTGACCATGATTCGGGCGGATGGCCAGCAGTACGGCATCAGTTATGTCGAGACTGCTGCAATCGCTGATCTACAGACTGTCGAGGCGTTGTGTCAGGCCATTGCTGAGGGCAGCCTGGCTAGCAGCAAGATCCTGTTCTTGGTGAAGCCATCAGGTGTCACAAAAGCAGCCAATTTGGCCAACGCGCCGAATGGCTCGTTCGTGACCGGCGACCCAAACGATGTGCTTGCACTTCAGGTCCAGAAATCCACGGATCTGCAGGTTGCAATGCAGGGCAAGCAGCAGATCGAAGCCAGGCTGTCACAGGCTTTCATGCTGGCTGATGTAAGAGACAGTGAGCGCACAACAGCTGAAGAAGTTCGCTTGCAAGCGCTGCAGATTGAGAACAGTCTGGGATCGGTTTACAGCGTGCTGCAAACCTCTTTCCAGGTGCCATATGTCTCGCGGAAGCTGGACATTTTGCAGCGTGAGGGGAAGATCGCCAAGCTGCCCAAAGAGTTAGTCAAGCCAGTGATGACGGTTGGCCTAGCAGCTGTTGGTCGTGGCAACGATTTAGAGCAGCTGGTGCGGTTTACCACCACTATTGGTCAGACAATGGGGCCAGAAGGGCTGCAGACTTATGTCAAACCAAATGAGTTAGTTAAACGTTTGGCTTATTCCATGGGCATTGATACCCTCGGTTTAATCAAGACCGAAGAGGAACTTGCTCAAGAGCAACAAGCCGCTCAAGAACAACAACAGCAAGCAATGATGATGCAATCAAAGCTGGCTGATCCACAAAACTTGGCCAGTGCTGCGCAAACAGCGCAGGAAATTGGCATGGCCGAACAATCCCCTGAACAGCAACCTCAATGAGCCCTGAAGTTGGAACGCCCGTCAACAGCACTCCTCAGTCCTTTGTCGATGGAACCCAGCCAGACACTTCACCGCAGCTGACAACACCAGAAGGAATTGAAGGTCTGGCGGGTCCAGGCCAGGAAGGTGTTCTGGAGGAGTTCGCCCGCGAGCAAGAGCAAGAGGCGCAGGAAGAAGCAATCCTTGGCAAGTTCAAGAGTCCGCATGAGCTGGCGAAGGCTTATGCCGAGCTTCAGCGGAAGATGGGGCAGCAGTCCTCAGCTAATAACGAGGAGGCTGCAAACCCTGAACCCGAAACTCAAGCCGATGCCTCTCCCGACAACTACAGCAAAGAATCAGCCAGCGAGCGTTACGGATCGGCAGCTGTCGAAGCGTTGGCTTCAAAGGGCATCGATCTCCCAGAAGTCATGCGTGCTGCTGATTCGGGCCAGGATATTTCTGAGCACTACGACACCTTGGCCGAGACTTTCAACGTCTCCCGGGAAGTGGTGGAAAACTATGTCAGCAAGTCTCAAGCAGAACAGAGCCCCAGTGGAATGAGTGACGCTGATTCTTCAGCGATCATCAACGACCTGGGCGGCCAAGAAGCGTTTAACACCCTGCAGCAGTGGGGCCGGGACAACATGAGCGAGGCCGAGAAGACCAGCTACAACGCTGCTGTGGACTCAGGCAACGTCGAGGCCGTGCGTTGGGCGCTCAAGTCGTTGCAGGCCCGTCAGGGGCTGATTCAGCAGGACACAGAGCCACAGCTCTACGGGGGCGGAGAACCAGCAGGTGATCGCCAAATCTTCCAAAGCCAGCAGCAAGTCCTGGATGCAATGAATAAAAGAAACGACCGAGGGCAGCGTCTGTATGACGTAGATGATGCCTACCGGAACAAAGTAGCGATGATCTTGAATAGTTCTCCTGAGTTTTAGTAAGCTGTCGTACAAGACAGCAACCAGAACTGGGTAAGCCCGAAAGGACAACTTACGGCCAGGGAGGAATGGGCGGTCTAAGTCGAACCAAAACTATTCTTCAAAACAATCAATCATGGCTGCTGTTGACTTACAACGGTTAGGTC